AGGGCGTCGATAGCCTCCAGCGCCTCCCCAGGAGGATTGGCCCACGGACTCCGTCACGGCGCGCACAGAGGCCGCGCTGGAGGCTATCGACGCCCTTCGCTGTCTCGTTGGTCCAATGCGAACGGCACACCTTCTCTATCAGGCCATTGGGGCGATGGAAGAATGACCGGCGTCCTCCGCGCTCACATGGCCGCTCAGGCAGCTTTCGCGCAGGCCATGTCCGCATGATCCTGAGCGCCGAAACCCTCCAGATGCTTTTCGACCTTCACATCCCCGGCGACAAGCTGGCGGCACTGCTGAAGGCAATCGATGCGGACGCTGAGGCTTTCCGCGCGCCGGCTGACATCGCGTTGGAACTGAGGCGCGAACAGGACCGCGAACGTCAGAAGCGCCTGCGAGAGAAAAAGCAACGTGACGCTCACGTGAGCCAACGTGAACAAACGTTGCCGTCACATGACAAGGATGCGCGCGACGCGCCCACGCGCCCACGCGTAGAGGATAACTCTTCTAGGATTATATCCCTGGAGGCTGCTGCTGATGTTGCTGAAACGCGCGAGCAGCCGAACGATTGGCCGAAAGGGGACGCCAAGCGCCACGCCGCAGAGTTGGTGGCCGAGATTGCCAGTCCCTGGCTCGATCCGAACAAATCTCTCGACCTGAACACGACCACGACTTGCCTAGCCGCCTGGAAGCGGGAGGGGGCAAGCTGGGTTCACGACGTAGTGCCGATCGTCGCCAAGCTCTGCCAGCGCAACGGCAGGCCGGTGAAATCGTGGAAGTTTTTCAACGACGCGATTGCCCAGAGCATCGCTGACAGCCGCGCCGCGCTGGTCATCCCGCTGTCCAGTCGCGTCCGACAGACCGGCCCGCCGAGCTTGGTGGATCGCATCGCCGAGGAGAACGCCGAAGCCCGCCGCAAGGCCATGAACCTGATGAAATCCAATGGCTAGCACTGACGAAATCATCGACACCCTGGACGCCCTGGCAACCCATTGCCGGCCTCCCGTGATGAGCACCGATGCGAAAGCCATGTGGCTGCGCGACTGGTGCGGGGACCTGCAATCGTTCCCGATCGAGAGCATCCGTGGCGCGGCTGGCGTGTGGCGCCAGAGCGGCCAGACGAAGTTCCCCACGCCTGGCCAATTCCTCCCGCTGGTGCGAGCTGCGGATCGTGCGCCGGCTCCGGTCACTCGGCCCGAGCCATGGGGTCCGATCACGGACGAAGCCTATCAGGCGTTGAGCCTGACCGACAAAATCTGGACGCACCAGAAGCTTGCCCATGAGGCCAACATGAAGGCCGCTCAGCTCTGGCGAGCGCTCCCAGAAACGCGAGCCGGCAACCCGCCGAGCTGGGTCAAGTTCGAGACCACAGAGCCCAGCGACTGGAAGGCATGGCGGCAACGTGAAGCCAACCACCTCGCTGAAGCCAAGCGGCTCTTGGTTGGTCTCAAGCAATCCAAGGAACGGGGGGCGGCATGAAGGAACCCAGAGAGCCCGGATATGCAGGCATCTGCATTGGCGGTCCGCGCGACGGACAATGGATTGAGTGCCAAAGCAACACTTATCAAGTGCCGTTCATCGCGTCGTTCCCAAACCGGTCATTCGGCGAACGCAGTGCCGAGGTGCGGTACGAGTATTACGGGTGGCACACCTTCGGAGACTGTCAGTTCTGGTGGGCGGCGGGGCGTGGCGAGGAGCCTACACCACGCAACCTCATACGGCGACTGTTCGATGGCTATCGCAAGCCGGTGATCGCGGAGACCACCCCATGAAGGAAGAAGTTGTGGTTCATACGGTGTCTGAACAGACCAGCGAGAGTGGACGCGAAGGCGCGCCACCAGACGAGGCCTTCATCATCGAAGACCCGGAATGGGTCATGACCTGGACGGCTGCAGAGCAGGAGCGCCACAACAAGCCGGCAGAGAAGCCCCGCTTCGAGGAGGAGCGGGGCCTGGCCGTGCTGCTTAACACTGAGGCGGTGTTCCTCAACGATCACTGGTGGAAAGACGACTGGCCGAAGGACGCGCGGCGGACGATCTCGCTGAACGTCAACTGCAACGACGTGTTCGCATGGGGCTGCGCCGACGCCGAAGAGATGACATACGCGGACATCGAGGATGTCTATCAGCACTGGAAGAAGGACCGCGTGAATGGGACGACCATCTGGTGCATCAAGCGCCGGAAAGAGTTGCCACAGCGTCCGGTCGCCAAATCCATTCAAGCCGGCGGCGTATGGGACTTGGATTCGCTGACGAATGAGTTCGGGCTGCGGCCGAACCACTACGACGGCGTGAGCGGCGTGTTCGCCGGCCGGAAGTATGCTGCCTACTGTGCTTGGATGGCATCGCTCGGAAAGAAGGCCGTCAAGTGGACCGCCGATTGGTGGCAGACCGGATGGAAGCCATTCACTGAGGCGCACCCTGATTGGTGCGACGATGCTTGGAAAGCTGCCGACGATGCTGCGCGCGAAAAGTGGCAGATTGACAACGGCCATGCTGATGTTGGCGACGCGAAGCTGTCGTCCACGCTCGATACAGAAGACGCCCACCGTATGAACAATAATACTGATCGGACCACCCCATGACCATGCTGGAGAGACTCGCGAGGGAAGAGCATGAGGGCTTGCGTCGGGTGTATCCTGGCCCGTCCTACGCCCCAGCGCCTGCTTGGGAAAACATGGCGGAGAGTTATCGCGTCGGTCGCATCCTAGGTGTGCGCCTGCTCTTAGAAGCCCTCCGCAACCCGGATGAGGGGATGCTGGAGGCGATCGGCGTTGGGCCTGATGAGACCGGATACGCCGAATGGCTGTACAGAGCCTACTTCGACCACATCCTCAATGAAGAAGCGGAATGATCACAGCGCCTCCAAATCCTCGATCGTCATGGCTCCGCGCTCCATCAGCCGCAGGAGCAGCGCGACGCTACGAGGCACAGGAACGGCCCCGGTGGCCCAACGGCTCGGGGTCGACTTGTCGGTCTCCAGCAGACGCCCAAGGCGCGCCTGGGAGAGCCCGAGCGCGTCAAGGGTGGCGCGGTAGTCTTTCGAGGTCATGCGACGGGCCGATACTGCTCGACAAGTTCGAGCCCGTCACCTTCGATAACCTCGACCAGTGCGGCGCCCAAAGGGATCAGCGCCATCTTGGGCCAGTCACGCAAGCGCCCGTCTTTGCCATCGGTCGCGTGGCTGGCCCAAAAGCGCGCTCCGGCATGGGGACTATCCGGCCCCCATTGCCACAGGACGTTCAGCAGGAGGGCCACCTAAGCGGCCCTCGCTGCCAGGGTCTCGACCTGAGCACGGGCGACCCACCAGATGCGCTCCAGGTTGTTGAACCAGCTCAGTTCGGAACGAGTGTAGCCATACTTCGCGAAGGCGAGCAGTTCGGTGCGCTTCGCATTGCTGGCATTGGCGCAGGCGCGGCAGACCGCCGCCCAAGCTTGAACGGGGCGCTCGTTGCTCTCGCCGCGGATGATGCGGCCCTGAAGAGTGACGGCTTGTTGGTAGAAGCCTTCGGCGGTCATCTGCGTGCTCCGTTGATGTCCCCATCATACGCATTATGCGGAACGCGTCAACGATGACTTGTGACCTTTCTACGCATTTTGCGGAAATCCTCAATGAAGAAGCGGGGGCGGAATGACACCCATCTACGCGCTATACGTCCAACACGAACGCAAGGCTGCAGAGGAGCTCGCGGAAGCCGGCTTCGAAGCCTGGGCGCCAACCTACAAGCGCTTGCGCCAACCGAGCCAGAGAAGCCGCCAGATCGCCAGCCTAATCGAGGCTCCGCTCTATCCCGGCTACGTGTTCGCCAGGATTCCGCCTGAGCGCATCTCGCACGCCAAAGCCTGCGAGCGCGTGATCGGCATCGTCAGCAGCAACGGCTTTCCGGCTGTGATCCCCGAGGATGTATTCGGCGGTGTGGTGGCGCTGGTGCTCTCGGGTAGGCTGGACGAGCGCTTGCCCTGGACGAAAGCCAGGCCGCGCGGCGTGCGGCGTCGTGGGCTTTCGGCGCTCAACGAGTGGTTCGAACTGGTGGGCCAGAACCTGCGACAAGCAGCCTGAGCCATAGGGCTTGCGTTCCGAAACGAACGCCACCACAATATGCGGCGTTTATAGCCTGATCCGCTCACTGGCCTAGCCAGAAGATGCTTAGGGCGTGACAGCCCCATACACGGGGCAGAGCGAAGCTTTGCCCTAACAGACCGCGCACCGACAGGCCCTCACCCCCCCGACGCGATTCCTCCCCTAGGCGCGTCCCATTGAGCCAGTCGTGTGCGCGACCCATCAACTCAGCCTCTCAAGGAGCCACTATGGCAACCGTTGACCGAGTGTTCCTCAACAAGCGTGGCGACGTGACTGCGATCCGCTCCAAGGTCGCCGCGGGCGTCACCCTGACCATGGCGGCAGGCGCCACCACCACGCTCAGCTTCACGCCACCGGAGGGTTCGCGTGTCTCGGCGATCAAGTGGCACACCGCCACCACCTTCACCGGCTCCCCGACCAACATCTACCTGACCGTAGGCAAGACCGCCGGCGGACAGGACTACGTCGCCAACACCGACGTGAAGACCGCCACGGCCCCGACAGCGGCATCCCTGGTCGCCATTGCCGACTGGGCGTCCTGGCCCGTGCAGGCGATGTTCTGCACGCTCACGGCCAACGGCGGCACCAACCCGGCTGGAACCTGCGTGGTCGAAATCGACTACGCCCCCGCCAACCCGTAGGACCCGACACCATGGGCTTCTACGAAGGCAGTCCTAACGTCCCGCGCGAGGGCATGGTTGTGATGCTCAAGAGCGGAGGCCCGCCCATGACGATCACTCGCGTCAGCGGCAACCCCGAAATCGTTGAATGCAAGTGGTTCGACCCCAGCACGCGGGAACTCAGCACCGCTCTTTTTGACGTTCGCGCCCTCAGCCTGCGCCCAGACTGCGACGCGAAACACATCACCCGATCGGAGAAGCCCCATGGCCAAGAAGTCCAAGGGCAAGATGCCCCCGAAGTCGATGCCCAAGGGCAAGCCCGGCAAGGGTAAGTGCTAGGACGGCCTCAGTGCCGTTGAGTGCCGATGGCTGCGCCGAAAGGAACCAAACCGCCTGGCGGCTCTCGAAAGGGTCGCCCAAACAAGATCACGGCGGACATCAAAGCCCTCGCCCGAGAACATGGGGCAGCGGCGATTAAGGAACTCCTCCGCATCGCCACTGCGGCCGAGAACGACAGCACCCGCGTCGCGGCGATCAAGGAACTCCTCGACCGCGGCTATGGCAAGGCAACCCAGCCGATCAGCGGCGATGACGATGGCCCGCCTGTCCTGGTGGAGCTGAGGCGCACGATTGTCCGTCCTGGACATTCCAACCGCTGAAGTCTTCGAGCCGCTGCTAGCACCCGCCCGCTACAAGGGCGTGCATGGCGGTCGGGGATCTGGAAAGTCGCACTTCTTCGCCGGCCTGCTGGTTGAGGACAGCCTCTATCACAAGGGCTTGCGCTCGGTCTGCATCCGGGAAGTCCAAAAGACCCTGGCCCAATCGGCGAAGCTGCTGATCGAGGACAAGATCAGGGAGTACGGCCGGGCCTGCGACTTCCGCATATTCAACGACTGCATCGAAACGCCCGGCGACGGGATCGTGATCTTCAACGGGATGCAGGACCACACAGCGGAGTCGATCAAGTCGCTGGAGGGTTTCCACCGGGCCTGGGTCGAAGAGGCCCAGACGCTCACCGACCGCAGCCTGACGCTGCTTCGCCCGACCATCCGCGATGAGACCTCGGAGATTTGGGCGAGCTGGAACCCGAGGCGCAAGGTCGATGCGATCGACAAGTTCCTACGCCACAACGCGCCGCAAGACGCGACGGTGATCCAGGCCAACTGGCGAGACAATCCCTGGTTTCCGAAGGTGCTCGAAGCCGAGCGCCTACACGACCTGGAGCACTACCCCGACAGATACGACCACATCTGGGAGGGCGACTACGTCAAGGTGTTCGAAGGAGCCTACTTCGCCAAGCAGCTTGCCGAGTGCAGGCGCGAAAACCGCATCGGCAAGGTTGCCGCTGACCCGCTCCTCCCGCGCAAAGCCTTCTTCGATATCGGGGGCTCTGGCGCAACGGCCGACGCCAACGCGATCTGGATCGTCCAGTTCGTCGACCGCGAAATCCGGGTGCTCGACTACATCGAAGGCCAGGGCCAGGTCCTGGGCTACTACGCCGCGGAGCTGAGAAAGCGCGGCCACGGCGACGTTCAAATCCACCTGCCCCACGACGGGGTCAACGAGAACAACCTCACCGGCAAGCGCTACGAGGACCATTGGCGCGAAGCCGGCTTCGACGTTCAGGTCATCAAGAACCAGGGCAAGGGCGCGGCGATGATGCGGATCGAGGCGGTCAGACGCCTCCTGCCGCGCATCTGGTTCAACGAGGCCACCACGGAAGCGGGCAGGGACGCCCTCGGCTCCTACCACGAGCGCAAGGACGACGAGCGCAACGTGGGCCTCGGCCCCGAGCACGACTGGTCAAGCCATGCCGCCGACGCCTTCGGGCTGATGTGCGTCGCCTACGAAGAGCCGCGCAAGAAACACGAGCGGCTGGAAATCCCGAACTACGGAGCGGTGTGAATGGACCTCACCTTTCTTGACGAGGACTTGATCAATGCCCGCCCCGTCTCCGAAGACGACGGGCTTCCGGTCGCGCCGATCAGCATCGATCAGAGTACGCCAGGCGTCTCGAACGGCGTGGTGTTGCTGCCTCCCTATGGCGGGGCGGTCGTTCCGTTCGGGGTTTCGTCCGGCAATGCCGCCAACGCCATCGCCACGGCCACTGCGCCGGCCACTGGCGGCAAGCGGTTCTACCTGACGCACCTGAACGTCACGGCCAGCGGGGCGACCTCGGGCCTGGCTGTGGCGCCCACGGTGACGGGCCTGGTGGGCGGAACGCGGACCTTCGCCTTTGTCTACCCGGCCGGCGTGCTGGTGCAGTCCCAGCCCCTCGCGCTCAGTTTCAACCCACCGATCCCCTCGACCATCAACACCGCTGTCGTCGGCACACTCCCCGCTTCCGGTTCTGGGGGAACCAACGCCGCTATCAACCTGGAAGGATTCTACCTGTGAGGCTCATCACTGGAAACAATGTGGCTGGCGGCCTCGGCGACGGCCAGGGCATCGATCAGCGCGCGACCCGCATGGGCGACCTCGTGGCGGACACCCTGGGCGGGCGCTATCAGGAGCTCGCCTCTCGCGGCAAGCTGTTCGTGGCCCATGCCATCGTCACCGCCCCGGTGATCTACTCCACCGCGGCCGGCACGGGTGGCCCGCTGCTCTACAACGGCGCGACGACCACGAATGCGGTCCTGCTCGGCGTCGGCTTCGGCGTGACGACCGTGACCACGGTTGCCGCGGCCCTGGGCATCACGGGCGGCCCGACCACGGCCCCGTCGTCCACCACGGCGATCGACTCGCGCTCGAACTGCCTGCTGGGCGGTGCGGCCTCGGGCGCCACGCCCTACCGCATCGGGACCGTCTCGGCGGCGGGGACGTTCTTCTTCCCGTTCGCGCATCTGCACACCGGCGCTCTGACCACGGACACCGCGGGCGTGCAGTGGTTCGACCTCGGCGGCATGTTCGTCGTGCCTCCGGGCTACTTCGCGAGCGTGGCGGCTTCGGCGACGGCGTCGACCACGGTCGCGTCCATCTCGATGCTCTACACGGAAGTGCCGGTCTAATCCGTGGACGAAGAGCCGTTCTCGATCTTCTACGGCTTCGGAAGCTGTTTCGATCTGCGGGACCAACCGCAGGTCGATACTTCCCGGCTGGATGGACTCCGGAGCGTCTCTTCCGCGGCGCGGCGGGCCTTGTGCAAGCCGAAACCCCCGAAGCCGGGGCAGCCCATCGGCTATCGGCACGTCAGGCGCTAGATGGCGCTGAGTGACACCGAACTGCTGAGGATCGTGGGCGAGGAGCGCAAACGCTCCATCGGCTTCGATCAGACGCAAGAGCTGCGAGACGAGCGCGAAAAGGCGCTCGACTACTACAAGGGCGTGATGGACGACGTTCCGTCCCTGCCCAACAGGTCCAAGGCGGTCTCCACCGATATCTCCGATGCGGTGGAGACCATCCTGCCCGATCTGGTGGAGATATTCACCGGCGGGGATGACGTGGCGACGTTCATCCCTCGGGGGCCTGAGGACGAAGAGGGCGCGCAACAGGAGACCGATTACACGAACTTCGTGGTGTTCCAGCAGAACGACGCGTTCCTGACGTTCTACACCCTGTTCAAGGACGCCCTGCTCACCAAGACCGGCGTGGTGAGCTACTGGCGCGAGGACTACGACGAAGAGACCGAGACGTTCACCGGGATTGATCAGCAGACCGCCGCGGCGCTCGCAAGCTCGGCCCAGGTCGTCAGCCAGGAAGAGGGCGAGGAGCCCGGAACCGTCAACGTGACGGTGAAGAAGCCCGGCAAACCGTCCAAGGTCTGCATCAAAGCCTGTGCGCCGGAGGATTTCACGGTCGCGCAAGACACCGTGGTTCTCAGCGAGGGGACCTATTGCGCGATGAGAGCCCGTCCGCGGGCTCAGAAGCTCAAGGCCGATGGCTACGACGCGGACATTGTCGACAAGCTGCCTCAGTACAGTTCGAACACCGATGACGAGACGCAGCAGGCCCGGGACGGAAGCGGGGAGCACACCGCTGGCCAGCAGAACGACGGCGCGACCCACGATCTGCGCCAGGTGGAAACCGTCACCCACTACATCCGCCTGGCGGACGACAACGGGACGCTTCAGCTCTGGAAGGTGATTACGGGCGATCAGGAGACGATCCTGATCGACAAGCAGAAGGTCAACCGCATCCAGATCGCGGCTCTGACGCCGTACATCGTCACGCACAGGTTCTACGGCCGGTCGATGGCGGACATGCTGTTCGACCTCCAGCGGATCAACACCGCGATCACCCGGGGGTATCTGGACAGCATCTATTTCGCGCTCAACCAGCGGATGGTTGTGAACATGCAGGCGGCGAACGAGTACACGATTTCCGATCTGCTTCGGAACGAACCCGGCGTACCGATTCGGGCGAAGTCGGGCGAGGCGGTTATGCCCGTCCAGGCCGGCGGAGCGGGCTTCAACGGGCTCGATGCCCTGGAGTTCTTCGCCACCAAGGTTGAGCAGCGCACCGGGATCGCCCGCAACGCTCAGGGGCTCAATCCGGACACGCTGCACGACACCGCGAAGGGCGCCCTGACCCTGATGAACGCGGCTCAGCGCCGGGTGAGGCTGATCGCCCGCATCTTCGCCGAGACCGGCATCAAGGATCTGTTCCTCGGTGTCCACGCCCTCCTGAGGGAAGGCCCGCAACAGCAGATCGTCAGCCGCCTCAGGGGCAAGTGGGTTCCGATCGACCCGACCAACTGGGGCGAGCGCGAGGACATGTCGATCGAGATCGGCATCGGGTCTGGAGGCAAGGACGCGGAGCTGATGTCCCTCGGCGCTCAGATGGGCGTGATGGAGAAGATCATCGAGGCCCAGGGCGGACCTCAGGGACCGATCGTCAAGGCCAAGAACATCTACGCCATGGCCAAGCGGTTCATGGAGAAATCGGGGAACAAGAGCCCGGAACTGTTCCTGAGCGACCCGGGCGATGCGGAAATCCCGCCCCCACCGGACCCGAACGCCCACAAGGCCCAGGAAGCGCAGATGACCTTGCAGCTCCAGGCGGCGAAGAACCAGGGCGACATGCAACTCCAGCAGGCCAAGGCGCAGTCGGACGCCCAGATCGCCGCGCAGAAGAACGCCAACGACCTCAACATCGCCACGGCTCAGATGCAGAACGAGCACAGCCTGAAGAGCCAGACGGCCCAGGCCGAGTTGGACATGAAATGGCAGATCGCCCAGGCCGAACTGGCGATGAAGCGCGAGATCGCGCAGCAGGAATTGGCGTCGAAGCACGCGCTCGCTCAACAGGGCATCGCGTCCAAGGCGGCGACGGACCAGGCCGGGATTGAGGCTCAGGTCCGTGTCGGCGGCGAGGCGGGCTGATGGACGACGAACAGATCATCCGCAAGGCCAACCGTGCGGCCATTGAGTACCTGGAGACGGAAGAAGCGTTCGCCGCGGTCAGGCAAGCCCTGATCAACAAGTGGGCGGGCTCGGAACTGGGCGCGTCGGCCGAACGCGAGCGCCTGTTCTTCTCCATCCAAAGCCTGGACGCCGTGCAGACCGCGCTCCGCGGCGTGATCGAGGACGGCAAGGTCGCCCGACACGTCGCCGATCTGCAAGCGCAGCTGAACCCGAGGTAACATGTCCGACGAATCCACCGGCTCCCTGAGCGTCGATGCTGCCGTGAACCTGCTTGCGTCTCCCGCTGAGGAGCCGAAGAAGCAGCCGGAAGCGTCCGCCGAGCCGCCCGAAGACCAGGGCTCACCCGCCGAGCCCGAAGACGCCAGCGAGGCCCCAGAGCCCGGCGATGGCGAGACTGCGGAAGCTCCGGAGCCGGCCGAGGCCCAAGCTCTTGAGCCCCCGCAATGGTGGGATGCGGAGGACAAGGCGCATTTCTCGACCCTGACGCCCGAGGCGCAAGCCGTCGTGCTGAAGAACGAGGAAAAGCGCGAAAGCGTCCTGCAAAAGGAGAAGGGCAGGGCTCTCGAAGCCCGCAAGGCCGCGGAAGCGGAGATCGCAGGTTTCCAGAACATCGTGTCTGGGCTCAACCAGTGGCTTCCCACGGCAGTAGAGCAGTTCAAGTCCCGTTGGGGCGACAACCCGGATTGGGGGGCCGCTGCCAGAGAGTACGGGGCGGAGCAGGCTCTGCAATGGCGCTCGGAGTACGAGCAGGAGCAGAAGACCCTTCACCAGGCGATCCAGAGCAAGCAGCTCGCCGAACAACAGGCCCATGCGCTGTTCATGCGTGAACGGACTGAGCAGTTGGTCAGCATCTGCCCCGATCTCTCTCCGGACAAGACCGGGGAGAAGGCGCTGGAAAACCAGACGGCGCTTTCACAGTACCTCCTCAAGGGGGGCGCACGACCGGATCGCGTGACCAAGATGGACGCTCTTGAGATGTCCATCGCCTGGAAGGCGTTCCAGTACGATCAGGGCAAGCAGGCCCTGGCCGCCCCCAAGCCCAAACCGCCGCCGCAGCGCAACGTCGCCCCCACGGGCTCGACCTCGCAGCGGTCAGAATCCATGCGCGCCCAAGACCTCCTCGGCAAGCTTTCCAAGACCGGGAAGCAGGAAGACGCCGTGGCCGTCCTGCTGGCGCGACAATCTCAAAGGAAATAGGCGATGACCGCCGCGACCAACAGCGTTACCACCCTCATCAACATCGGCAACCGGGAAGACCTGGAAGACGTGATCTATCGCGTCGCTCCGGAGAAGACCCCGTTCATCTCCAACATCGGCTCGTCCAAGGCCAACGCGGTCTACCACGAATGGCAGACCGAAACCCTGGCGACCCCGGTCTCCACCAACGCCCAGCTCGAAGGCGACGACATCGCGATCTCCGCGTATGACGCCGCCAACCTCACGACCCGCGTCGGCAACACCTGCCAGATCCTCCGCAAGACGTTCATCGTCGCGCGGACCGCGGAAATCGTGGAGAAGGCCGGGCGCGACTCGGAAATCGCCCGCCAGAAGGTGATCAAGGGCATCGAGCTGAAGCGCGACCTGGAGATGCGCGCCATCGGCAACTACTCGGCCGTGGCCGAATCCGGCGCCACCACCCGCAAGCTCGGCGGGGCGCTGGCCTGGATCGTCACCAACGACTCCCGCGGCGCCACCGGCACTGACGGTGGGTTCTCGGCCACGCCTGGGCCGACGCTGGCCGGCAACGGCACGCAGCGGACCTTCACCGAAGCGCTGGTCAAGGCGGCGATGTCGACCACGTTCAGCTCGGGCGGCACGCCGACCCAGGCGTACATGGGGCCGACCCACAAGCAGCAATTCTCGGCCTTCACCGGTATCGCCAACATCCGCAAGGATGCGGGCACGGGGATGGCCACGATTGTGGGCGCCGCCGATGTGTACGTGTCGGACTTCGGCAACCTGACCCTCATCCCGCACCCGTACGGCCTGACCCGCGACTGCCTGATCATCGATCCGGACATGTGGGGCATCGCCACGCTGGACGGAACGAAGGTCGCGCAGATGGCCAAGACCGGCGACGCCGAGAAGTACATGCTGACCATGGAGAAGACCCTGGTCTGCAAGAACGAGAAGTCCTCCACCGTCGTGGCGGACCTGACCTAAGGGCTTCGGCCCTGAACCCGGGCGGGGCGGCTGCGTCCCTCGGCGGTCCCGCCCGGACCTTCTCAAGGAACATCCATGACCGAAGAAGCCGTTGATCGGATGGCCGCGATGCGTGCTGCCAAGGCCAAGAAGGCCGAAGACATGAAGGCCGCGGAGGAAGCCGCCCCGGCCCTGCCGCCCGGCTACGTCTGGGCGCGCGTCCTGAAGAAGGGCCACGACAAGATTTCCACCGGCGAGCACATCGGCGGTCAGGGCGAACAGCATCATCCGTTCGGAACCATCTTCCAGGTTGAGCAGGCCATTGCCGAAGACCTCGAAGAGCGGGGCTACGCCGAAATCCAATGAGCTACGTTCCGCTGTTCACCTCCGAGCAGGGGGTGACGTGGCTTTGGCGAGACGATCCAGACGGCCCCGGCGCAACCGCTGTGGCCGTGCAGGACGTTGGCGGGCTGCTCGAGCAGAACAAGGCCATGTCGACCCACAACGACGGCTACACCCCGTCGCGGGAGATGCGCCGTGTCGCCTCCATCCCGGCGGTTATCCAGATGAAATGGATGATCGAAGAGGGCTGGGACTGCATGTCCAACGACCCGGGCTGTCAGAAGAAGCTCGCCGAGAAGCTGGACAGCAACGAGTACATGTACCTGAGGACGGCCCCGGGCCGGCTCGGGGATCACTACAAGCATAGCCGCAAATGACGCTCTCGACCTACACCGGGCTCCGGGATGCGATCGGGACCACGCTGGGACGGTCTGACCTGACCTCTTCCAACGATGTCACGGCGGACTTCATCACCCTGGCGGAAGCCGAGATCAACCGCCTGCTGAAGATCAGGCGCATGATCGGTCGCGCCTCGGCGACGATCAACCAGGAATATTCGACCGTCCCGAGCGACTTCGCGGCTCCACGGTCGATGAAGATCACCTCGGTAACGCCCACCGGAACCCTGGAATGGACCAGCCCGGAGGCCATGGCTGACGACAAGGCGCTGTGGAACACTTCCACCGGCCAGCCGACCAAGTACACCGTGGTCGGCAACGAGTTCGAGTACGACCCGGTCCCTGGCGGCGACTACACCGTCGCGCTGACCTACTACAAGCGGATCACGCCCCTAGCTGACGGGGTGAACTGGCTGCTGACAGCCTGGCCGGACATCTACCTGTTCGGAGCGTGCAAGCAGGCCGCCGCCTACCTTGACGACGGCCAGACCGAGGACCGCTTCGAGGGGAAGTTTCAGAAGGCCATCGCCCAGGCGCAAGCCGCTGACATCCACGAAAGCACCGGCGCCCGTTTGAGTGTCGGACAGCCGTTCGCGCCCTGATTTAGGAGGCGACAATCGCAGCGTTTAACAAGTTCGACAGTTTTGTCGAGGCGATGGCCGAGAAGGTCCACAACCTCGGCTCCGATACGCTGAAGATCGCGCTGACCAATTCGGCTCCGATCGCGTCCAACACTCAGCTTTCGAACATCACGCAGATCGCCAACGGCAACGGCTACACCACGGGCGGCTCTGCCGTGACGATCACGTCTTCGGCTCAGACCTCCGGAACCTACAAGCTGATCGGCAACGATCTGGTGTTCACCGCCTCAGGCTCCATGGGGCCGTTCCGGTATGCCGTTCTCTACAACGACACGGCCACCAACGACGAGCTGATCGGCTGGTGGGACTACGGGTCATCCCTGACCCTGGGGGCGTCGGAAACTTTCACGGTGGATCTGGACCAGGTTCAGGGCGTGTTGACCATTGCCTGACCGGGGTCGTCAGCGCCCGTTCGTCCGACCAGCCCTGCCTCAGGCGGTCGGAGAGCGTGCCGCGGTTCATCTTCAAGGTGTCCGCCCACTCGGCCAGTGTAGCCGTGCGCCCGTCGGGATGGCGCAGGATGTGGTTGCTGCGCTTGTTCCGCGCTTGTTCGATTGCGGTCGCCCAGCGGCAGTTGCCGGGACCATAACCCCGGTCGTTGTCGATGCGTTCCAGGCTAGTACCGGGCGGCTTTTCGCCCATGTCGGCCAAGAAAACGGCGAAGTCGCGCCAAGACTCGTCAACGGTGAACCCTCTTCCGCCGTAGTGAACGAATGCGCCGTGCTTGGGATTGGTGGAGCGCGCCCACATACCGGCCCAGGAGTAATAGGTCGGGGAAGCGCCCGCCGCCGCCGCGTGGCCGTGCTTCGTGCTTCTTGCCGCCAGTCCCTCCAGCTTGCGGCAACCGCAGGACTGAGAACGCCCGTCGCGGAGCACTATCCCGTTGATGACGCGCTCGACGCCACAAGCGCATCGACACCGCCACCGAGTGCCGCCAGCCGGGGAGTTTTCGGCCCGTGCGAGGACCGCCCAGCGGCCTACCGTTTGCCCAGTCAAGTCGATTGCTCTCATGACATTAACCTACGTCATAGAGCGCCTAAGGTCAACAAAATCAACGCGATGGTCGCGTGATGCCCCACACCCGCGACGCCATCGTCTACGACCCGAACACCCTGATCATGCAGATGATCATCATTCCCGATGATGACGACGAATTGCGCGATCCGGCCTTCAACCCCCCAGGCATGGCGCAACTGCACGTCGACCGTCTCGACGCTGATGCGCAAGACCCCCTGCCGAAGGTGGATGATCAGCCCGTCGCCGTGGCCAGAGCGATCATTGACCGGGCGGTTGCGGCTGCCGCAAGCCTCGGCGTGGCCCTCCGGCCAAGCGCGGAAGTCGCCGACGCAAAACCCGTGGATGCCTCGCCCGTAGACGACGCCGGAGCGCAAGAGGCCGTCCCCTGACCACGGTCGTTCTGACCTCCGGCACGTCGTTTTCCAAACCGGCGGGCTGGGATAACGCCAACAACAAGAGCTACGGTATTGCCGGCGGCGGCAAGGGCGGCGTCGGGCAGGCCTTCGGCGTTGCGGGGGGTGGCGGCGGCAGCGGCTCTTATGCCGAGGGCGTCAACGTCACGATCTCTGGCAGCGCGGCCTATCAGGTTGGCGTCGCCAAGACCACGACCGGAGCGGGGACGGTCAGTGATACTTCGGCGACGTGGTTCAATGGCACGGCCGCCAATGCAGCGTCGCTGGGCGCTCGCGGTGGCGGCGCTGGTGTTGCGGGAGCATCGGGGGGGACTGGCGGCGCGGCCGGCGTGTCAGTTGGCAATTCCGGCTCCAACCTGCGAGCCGGCTCCGCTGGCGGCCTTGGTGATCCGGCGGGCGGGACGGGCGGCGGCGGCGCTGGCGCTCCTGGCCCGAGCGCCGTGGGCGCGGTCGGCCAAGCCGGAGCCTCAGGCGGCCTTGGCGGTAGCGGCGATGGCGGTGCGGGCGGTGCGGGCGGCGCAACCGATACCGCTGGCAGCGCTGGCACGGAAATCAGCGGTGGCGCTGGCTCTGGCGGTGGGGGCGGCGGCGCGGCCAGCAGTGGCGGCGGCCAGGGCGGGGCCTATGGCGCGGGCGGCGGCGGTGGCGCGGCCTTTGCGACGACGGCCGGGGCTGGCGCTCAGGGAGTCATCATCGTCACCTACGTCTCGGGCCTCACGGCGGCCCAAGGCTCTTTCACCCTCACCGGCCGATCGGCAAACCTCCTCGTTGGACGCAGCCTGACCGCAGCCCGCGGCTCATTCGTCCTCACCGGCAAGGCCGCGAACTTCATCCGCACCCTTCGGTTTGCGGTTCAGACCGGCCTTTTCAACCTCAGCGGCTCTGACGCCGACCTCCTCGGGCTCTGGCGCGAGATTTCGCAGAACCCCGAGTTCTGGACGCCCATCGCCGACACCGACGAAACCTGGACGTGATGCATGGCTGACACCACCACCACTACCGAGGCTTTTACCAAGCCTGAAGTGAACGCCTCGGCGGACACTTGGGGAACGAAGCTCAACACCGATCTCGACCAGATCGACGCCGCGTTCGCCCTGCGTCCGAAGACCTTCAACGTCCGCGCCGTGATCGACGGCTCTGGCTCGGCCATCACGACCGGCGTCAAGGGCGATATCGAGTTCCCGTTCAACGCCACGATCACCGCGGTTCGTCTTCTCGCGGATCAGTCCGGATCGATCGCCATCGATCTCTGGAAGGACACCTACGCCAACTATCCGCCGACCATCGCGGACACCATCGTGTCGGCCACTCCGCCGACCATCACGACCGCCACCAAGGCGCAGGACTCGACCCTCTCCGGCTGGACGAAGACCATCACGGCGGGGGACATCATCCGTTACAACGTGAATAGCTGCACGGCGATCACCCGCTGCACGCTGATGATCACGGTCGCCACGCGGTAGGATGTACCTCCCGCTCGCTTTGCCCCCTGGGGTCTGGGCCAATGGCACGGACTACCAGACCAAGGGGCGCTACCGGACGCAGAACCTGACCCGCTGGTCCGCCGGCGCGCCTGGCTCGACGCTCCAGCCTATCGGGGCCTGGCGGGCGAAGACCGCGTCCACCGTGACCGGCAAGGCCAGGGCAATCCTGACCTGGAAGACCAATTCCTCCCTGACCTACGCGGCGATTGGAACCCACTCGCACCTCTACGCGATGAACCGGGCCGGGACGGTCTACGATATCACCCCGGTGGGCTTTGCCTCGGGCCGGGCCGACGCGGTGGCGGGCGGGGGCTACGGAACGTCGAGCTATGGCTCTGCCAGCTACGGCGCGCCTCGTCCGGATACGACCCTCGTTCAGGACGCCTCGGTGTGGGACCTGGACACCTGGGGCGAGGACCTCGTTGGCTGCATGGCCGACGATGGGGTCATCTACGAATGGGGCCTGAACACCGGAACCCCGGCCGCCGCCGTCTCCGGGGCTCCGACCGCCATCGGCATCCTGGTCACGGAAGAGGGATTCCTGTTCGCGCTCGGGGCCGACAGCGACTTCCGGACCATCGCCTGGAGCGATCAGCAGGACAACACGACCTGGACGCCCGATCCGACCAACCAGGCCCGGAATTTCCCGCTCCAGACCTTCGGCAAGATCATTTGTGGGCGGAGAGCCACCGGCGCGGTTCTGATCTTCACCGAAGTGGACGTATGGCGCGGGTCCTACGTCGGCCCCCCTCTGGTCTACGGCTTCGAACGCCTCGCTTCCGAATGCGGCATCGTCTCGAAGGGCGCCGCGCTCAACGCCGGGGGCAACTGCTACTGGATGGGGGCGGCGAATTTCTGGATCTACAACGGCTACGTCGAGCCGCTTCCGTGCGACGTGAACGATCGGGTGTTCCAGGACTTCAACCGCACCCAGGCATCCAAGGTCACGGGCTTTCACAACAGCGAATTTGGCGAGGTATGGTGGTTCTACCCCTCCGCCGCCAGTGTCGAGAACGACCGCTACGTCTTCTTCGACTACCGCCACAACCATTGGGGCGTCGGTGAGCTGAGCCGGCTGTCGATCACTGGACGAGGGGTGTTTCTCTACCCCCTGGCGGTCGATTCCAGCGGGAACATCTGGGAGCACGAGGTTTCCTCCGGGGGGACCTTCAGCGGAACCCAGCCCTACGCCCGCGGGGGGCCGATCGAGCTCGGCAACGGCGACAAGGTGTTCATGGCCCGGGAGCTCGTTCCGGACGAGCGCACGGCCGGCGACGCGACCGTGACCTTCTACGCCAAGTTCTGGCCGAACGGCGACGAAGAGACCATCGGCCCTTACGCGGCGGCCAATCCGATCGATGTCCGGTTCACCGCCCGTCAGGTGGAGGTGGAGTACATGTTCAGCGCCACCCCGACATCATCCCAGATCGGCGTTCCCCGGCTGGAAGTCGTTCCGAGGGGAAGCCGGTGAGGCTCGGCAAGCCTCCGGAAGCCTACAACCAGCTTGAGCAGGCTCGCCTGAGGGCCGCGCTGGAACAGGCCGACGCGCAGAACCTGAAGAAGGGCGCCGACATCCTCATGGGGGGATCGGAGCGGATCGTTCTCTACTCGCCCAACGGCACGGCCTACGCGCTCCAGGTGAACAACGCCGGGACGCTTTCCACGGCGGCTTATCCATGACCCCCGAAGAGTTCGAAGACGCCTGGGAACGGGCCTCCCCGTGGTTCGAGATTGCCCTGAGACACGGCGGCAACCTCTGGACGCTCGACGCGGTGAAGGCCGAAATCCTCGCCGGCCGGGCGCAGTTCTGGAGCAACGACACGGCCTCCGCCGTGACGCAGTTCGTCTATTCGCCGTCGGCCAAGACGCTCAGCTACTGGCTCCTGGGAGGGGACACCCAGGGGCTGCGCGACCTCCTTCCGCAGGCCGAGCGCTGGGGCATCGAGAACGACTGTCTCGTCTTCACCGGGACGGGCCGCCGGGGCTTTGAGCGCCGCTTCGGAAGCGCCGGCTACAAGGCCAGGGCCACCGTCTACGTCAAAGACCTTCGGCCGATGGTGGGGGCTATGATCCAATGAGCGCCAACGAATCCACCTCCTCCTCCCAGCAGCAGGCCACGTCCCAGCAGCAGCTTGATCCGCAGATCAAGCAACTCCTGCTCGGGAACGCCGGAACCGCCCAGCAGCTCGGCCAAACGCCGTTCCAGCCCTACACCGGGGAGCTGACGGCCCCGCTTACGCAGGCTCAGAACGACGCCGGCAACCTGTTCGCCCAGGCTCCGAACGCCGGAACGGGAGCGATCAACGCCGGGATCATGGCGGCCCAGAACGTCGCCAACGCCGCTCCTCCGAGCCTTAACGCCACCGGCTACAATCCGACGGGAGCGGGGGCCGCCGGTTACGGCCCGACCATGGGCAACACCGCCCTGGCTGGTTCGACAGGCTACGGCGCGAACCTGTTCAACCCCACGGGCTATCAGGGGCAGGGCTACAACGCCTTCAGCGTGACCCCGTCGAGCGCGGGTGCCGCCGGCTATGGCGCCGCTCGGACGGGCGCGGCTCAGGCCGGATCGCAAGGTTACGATCCCACCAGTGCAATGGCCGGGATTTCTGCGTCCCAGGGCTACGACGCCAGCCAGGCCGGGTCTGCCCAGGCCGGGTCTCAAGGCTACACCGCCAATCAGACCGGCTCGGCTCAAGCTGGCTCTACCGGCTACGGCGCGGCGATCTCGCAGGCGGGCCTGACCGGCTCGCAGGGCTATGACGCCGCCAGTGCGAACGCCGGCATTGCAGGCTCTCAGGGCTACGGGGCCACCCAAGCCGGGTCGCAGGGCTACCGCGCCCAGCAGTCGCAGGCGGCTCAGGCCGGCTCGCAGGGCTACCAGGCCACCAACGCGGGCTCCCAAGGCTATGGCGCCGCCAACGCCGGGGCGACGGGCTACACAGGGGCTCAAGCCGGGTCTCAAGGCTATACCGGGGCGCAGACCGGGGCGACGGGCTTTACGGGCGCTCAGACGGGCTCGCAGGGCTATACCGCCAACGGCTACACCGCCGGCAATATCGGCCCGTACTCGAACGCCAACGCCGCGTCGATCAACCCCGGCTCGGTCGGAGCGGTCAACGGCGGTCAGGTCTCTCAAAGCCAGATCGACAACTACCTCAATCCGTACACCTCGGATGTGGTCAACACGTCCCTGGCGGACCTCGAACGCCAGCGTCAGATCGAGCAAACCTACAACAACGCCAAAGCCACCGCCGCCCATGCTTTCGGGGGCACGGGCTCGGCGATCCTCGCGTCGCAGACCAACGACAACTATGCGCGCACGGCGGCGTCGACCGCGGCGCAACTGCGATCGAGCGGCTTCGACAACGCCGTCTCGAATGCCCAGCAGGACTTGGGCCGGTCCCTCACCGCCCAGCAGTCCAACCAGTCGGCAAACCTGAACGTCGCGAACGCGAATGCAGCGAACCAGCAGCAGGCGAACCTGTTCAACGCCGGGAACAGCTTCACGGCGGCCCAAGGCGACCAGGCGGCTCGCAACGCCGCAGCGCAGTACGGGGCCGAAGCGGGCAACCAGGCCAACCTGTTCGGGGCTCAGTCGGCGAACACTGCCGCCCTGGCCAACCAGGCGTCGACCAACTCGGCGAACCTCTTCAACGCCGGGGCCGCGAACACCGCGTCGCTGGCCAACCAGGCGTCGACCAATCAGGCGCTGCAATTCGGGGCGGGGGCCGCAAATACGGCCGCCTTGAGCAATCAGGCGTCGACCAACGCCGCCAATCAGTTCGGGGCTGGCGCGCTCAACACCGCCTCGCTGGCCAATCAGCAGGCGCAAAACACCGCCGGTCAGTTCGGCGCGAACGCCGCCAATACCGCTCAGCTCGCCAATCAACAGGCCCAGAACACGGCCGGCCAATTCGGAGCAGCCTCGGCCAACCAAGCGGCGCTGGCCAATGCCGCCGCCCTGCAACAGAACAACCAGCAGAACGCCGCAGCGGTCAACGCCGCGCGCCAGTTCGGCGCAAGCTCTGCCAACACCGCGGCCCTATCCAACCAGCAGGCGGCGAACCAGGCCAACCAGTTCGGGGCCAACGCCGCGAACACCGCAGGACTGGCCAACGCCCAGAACATCCAGCAAGCCAACCTGACCAACGCCGCGGCCCTGAACCAGGCGCGCCAATTCGGAGCCGGAGCGGCCAATCAGGCGGGGATTGTCAACGCCGGCAACATCCAGCAGACGAACCTCGCCAACGCTTCCAACGTCAATCAGGCGAGCCAGTTCGGCGCGAACGCGGCTAACACCGCCGCGCTCTCCAACGCCCAGAACCTGCAACAGTCGCTGCTGTCCAATCAGCAGGCCCAGAACACGGCGAACCAGTTCGGCGCGTCGGCGGCCAATCAGGCGAACCTCTTCAACGCCGGCAACCTCCAGCAGTCCCTGCTGTCGAACCAAGCGGCCAACAACACCGCCGCCCAGTTTGGGGCCAACGCGGCGAACACCAACTCGCTGGCCAATGCGGCGAACGTCCAGCAGGTCAACCTGGCCAATTCGAACGCCGCCAATCAGGCGTCTCAATTCGGGGCCAATGCCGCCAATCAGGTCAGCCAGTACAACGCCGGGAACACCCAGCAGGCCCTGCTCGCCAATCAGGCGGCGCAGAACCAGGCGCGGCAATTCACGGCCGGCAATCAGCAGCAGACCAACCTGTTCAACGCCGGGAATGCTCAACAAGCGGGCCTCGCCAATCAGGCCGCGGGCAACGCAGCCTCGGAGTTCGGCGCGAACGCAGCCAACTCGGCGAACCTCTTCAACGCCACGTCGGCCAACAATGCCGCCCAGGCGAACGCGGGCGCGCTCAACACGGCGGGCCAGTTCGGCGCGGGAGCCGCCAACCAAGCCGCGCTCACCAATGCCGGGGCGATCAACAACCAGACGGCGCTCAACCAGTCGGCGGCGAACACGGCCAACCAGTACAACGCCTCGAATGCCCAGCAGGCGAACCTGTTCAACGCCCAGGCGGGGAACGAGGCGGGTCAATTCAACGCCCAGGCCCAGAACGCCGCCAGCCAGCAGAACGTCCAGAACCTGCTCCAGGCGCTCGGGCTGAACCTGAATGCCGCCTCGACCCTGGGCAACCTCGGGACGGCGCAACAGCAGAACCTGATCAACGCGGCCACGGCGCTCAACCAGTCGGGCGCCCAGCAGCAGGCGACGCAGCAGGCGGCGGACTCGGCGGCTTACGGCCAGTACCAGAACCAACAGCAATGGCCGCTGATGCTGCAACAGCTCGTCAATCAGAGCCTCGGGCTGGTGGGCAATCCGGTGCTCACCAACTCGCAATCGAGCGGGACGGGCTCCGGCCAAAGCTTCGGCTTCAACCTGCTGCCTCCTAAGTAAGGCTTGACCAGCATGGCGAACCCTTTCAGCAGCCTAGTTCCGCCGCAGATGCCGATGCCGCAGCAACCAGCGCCTGCGGCTCCATCGAGCGGGGAGGGCAACTTCTTCTCGAACCTCTTGGCGTTGCCGGGGGCCGCGCTTAGTGGAGCGGTTGCCGAGTGGAAGTACCTGCCGCAACGCCTCCAGGCGGAACTGCAAGCCAAGCTGGCGGAGCAGCACCACGCCGAAGCGGTCATGGAGGCGATCAACTCCATTCAGGACCCAGAGGAGCGCAAGATTGCGCTGCTCAACCCGGCTGAATGGGCGAAGTCAAACGCCACCAATCTCGAAGCCGCGACCATCCCCCAAGGGGACATGCGTGCGTATCGAGGCGGCTCGCAGAACGCTGCCCACGGCGGCTATGACGTTACCGCCCCGCGCTTCGGCCTATCGGACGGCACCCCGTACACCCAGACGCCGACCGGCATCAATGTCACGGGGCAGCGTCTCCCCGGTACGATCTCGAACAGTGACGGCGGACTGATCGACAACCACCTTGGTCCGGTGGGGACTGTCAGCAAGTCCGTCATTGATCCTCAGACTGGCGACGTTTCCGAGTTCACGCCGACGATCAACTTTCGGCCGCCTCAGATGCCGCAACTTGGCCAGACAGCGCCGCCTGCTGGCCCCATGGGCGCATCCGCCAGCCCCGCGCCGGCCTTTGCGCCTCCCCCGCCCCCGATCCCCCAGGCGGCGGCTGGTGGGCAAAACAATCCGCCAGCGCCTCCCGCGCCTCCTGGGCTGGATGAGGTTATCCGCACGGTCTGGGCGGAAGGCGATCCTAACCCCGCCGGCTGGCAGGCTGTGGCTGGTGTTATCGCCAACCGAGCTCGCCAAAGCGGTCGCGGACTCTCGGACGTTGTTGCCCAGCGACACCAGTTCGAGGGCTACGGGAACCGCCGCTACCAGAGCCTGCAACCGGGATCGCCCCAATATCAAGCCGTGGCCGCAGCAATTGCTCCGGTGCTCTCTGGGCAGACCGATCCGACCAACGGCGCTGACAGCTTCTACAGCCCAGGTCTGCAAGCGAAACTCGGTCGTTCCGCCCCGTCCTGGGATGATGGGACCGGGCAGATGATCGGAAGCCAGCGGTTCTTTCAAGGGAAGTACGGTGGCGCACGGGCTATGGGCAACCGCGTGCCCATGCCGCAAGTCGGCGGGGGGCAAGCGCCAGGGCCGATGGCGGGGAGCCAATTCACCCCAGGCGGCGGTGTTGGTGCTGGCGTCCAGATTCAGGGCGGGACACCTCCAGCCAGTTCGGATGCAATCGGATCAATGACGACTGCCCCCGATGGGTCTGTCCACATCCAGGGTGGAGTTCACCAGCTTACCCACGGCACGAACCCCGACGACGCTCCCCTGAAGGACAACACCATCGATTACGTGGCCCAGCAGTACATGCTGACGGGCCAGCTTCCGGCGATGGGGATGGGGCGTGCAGCGGCGGCCAACCGCGATCGCATCCTGAACCGTGCCGCCGAAATCGAACAAGAGACCGGCGCGACCGGGGCCGACGCGGTTGAGCGCCACATGACCGTTCGCACGGCCACGGCGGCCCTGACGACAGTGTCCCGTCAGCGCGCCGTTATCGGCCCAGCCGAGCACACCGCCAACCTGAACGCCGATCAGGTGCTTGCGCTTGCCCCGACCGGCGGAGGCCCTTCGGGCGCGCCGATCCTCAATCGCTGGATTCAGGCCGGGCGACAGTCGGTGCTCGGCGACCCGGATGTCAGCAGGTTCAATCTCGCCGTTGGCACGCTGGCGGATGAGTACGCCAAGGTGGTCAGCGGAGGAACCGGCGCGCAGGCCGCCACGGACTCGGCACGAGCGGAGGCCTACCGCCGCATCAACGGGGCGATGAACCTCCAGCAACTCCGGGGGGTCGTCGCCCAGATGCGGGTTGAGATGCAGAACCGCATGAGCTCGCTCGCCGATGAGGAGCAGCGCCAGCGCGCCGTCATCCACGGTGGCGGGCGCGCTTCGCCGCCAGACGCTAGCGCGGGAAGCGCAGGAACTGCACCGGCCAACGCCGTGCCTCCGCCTGCCCAGCGCCGGGTCGGCCAGACCTACCAGACGCCCAGCGGCCCGCACGTCTGGACGGGCGCCGGTTGGCAGGCGCCCTGATGCCCGGCCGCATCCTCACTGACGCCGAAGTCGGCCTAGCCCCCGGCGGGCGAGTGCTCACTGACGCTGACGTGGGACTCGCCCCCCCACAAGCGCCGGTCGGTCAGGTCGCCAGCGGCCAGGGCGCTGGGGCCGGCGTTCAACTCCGCACGCCCGTTACTGCTCAAGGCGTGACTGGGCAGGCGGGCCGCGGTGCGGTTGAAGGCGCGGTCGGGATCGGCAACCAACTGATCAATGCGGCCAGCAACTCGCCCATGGGGCCGCTCGCGTCCGCCTCGGCCACGACGGACAATATCGCTGGCCTGCTGCAAGGGGCGTTCGGGCCGTCCAACCAGCCTCCTGCGCCGATAACCAACCCCGCCATGGTAAACGGCCCTCAGCCGGTTACGCCCCCCAAGCCGGTGGGTGACTGGCTTGACCAGCAGCCGCAGAACGCCGCCGAATGGTTCGGGCGGGCTGTCGGCAACTTCCTGCCGGCCGCAGCCATCCCCGAGTCTGAGGCGGGCCTCATCCCGGGCATGATCAACAGGGCCAAGAACGTCCTCCTGCCCGCGGCTGGCTCCGTCGCCGGTCGGGCTGCAGTGCGCGCCGTTGGTGGCAACCAGGAAGCCCAGGACATCGGGGCCGGGTTCGGGTCCGTCATCGGTGGCGTTGGCTCGCAAGTCAGTCTTCGCCCGGGCGCTCCCAGGCCGCCTATTCCTCAGGTCGGGGATGCCCCCGAGAGCGTGGCTCGGCGCGCGGCGCAGTACGTGTCCTCCCGCGCCCAGGCCCCTAATCCGACGATGGAGGAAGCCGCGGCGGCCGGGAAGCCGGTCACGCTCGCGCAGCGCATGGGATCGGCCGGACAACGAGCTCTGGAGGCTACCGGCAAGCGCCCCGGAGCCACGGGCGACGCGCTGCAAACCTACGCCTACGATCCGGCGGAGGGGGTCCTGCCGACCCAGCCGGCGCGCCTGCAAGCGGACTTCCAGCAGGCTACTGGCATCTCACCAGAAGCTGCGAATGGCGACATGCAAGCCTATGTGGCCGCGGGCCGGCAAAGAGCCTCGCCGCTCTACGACCGCGCCTATGCACAAACGCCCGCGGTCACGCCCCAACTCGACGCCCTCATGCGTCGCCCTTCGATGCGCGATGCGCTCGGGCGGGCGGTGAGCATCGCAGCCGAAGAGGGGCGCGATCCGAACGACCTCGGGTTTCGGTCCACAGCCTCAAATGGCGGCTACCTTGTCGAGGTGCAGGCCCCGAGCGTTCAAACGCTGGACTACGTCAAGAGGGGCCTCGATGACGTGCTTAACACTTACCGTGACAGCACGACCGGCCGCCTGAATCTGGACGAGCGCGGGCTGGCGATCCAGGCGACCCGCAATGCGTTCATGCGGATCGTGAAGGACCCAAATACCGTCGCAGGCCGAGCCTACGGCGCAGCCCTGGCGGAATCGGGCGACTACCTGAGCGCCATGGATGCGTTCCGGAAGGCCAAGAATCTGGTCTTCAATCCGAACGTGTCGGCCGACGTGATCCGCTCGACCGTGGGCCGGATGACACCGGCCGAGCTCGGGGCGTTCCGCGGCGGCGTCGCCAATGAGATCTACAATCGAGCTCAGAACCTCAAACTGAAGCCCGAAACGTTCAGCACGCCGAACTTCCAAGCGAAGCTCTCGGCTGTGGTGGGTCCTGAAGCCGCTCAGAGGCTCATCCAGGCCGCCCGGCAGGAAGGGGCTATCGGTGGCTCGCTTCGCCGTATGGCGCCCTCCAACGGCTCTCCCACGGCTCCGCTGAGCGCGGAGATGGCGGCACAGGATGGGATGAGCCCCAACCTGCAACGTGCGGCGGAGTTCGTGAGCGCCCCCAAGAAGAGCATGGCGCAAGCTGTGGTCCGTGGTCTTCAGGGTGCGGCCGACCATTTCACCGGCATGACGCCTGAGGTGCGGGACGCGGCAGGGCGGCTGTTGATGAGCCGGGACATCACGCCCGAGCAGATCGCCGCCTATCAGCGACAGCTCAGGGCTTCGAAGGTTCCGCGGCTGACGATGAACTTGCCGCAGATACCGCAGTATCAGCCGGGTGGTGGGCGGCCCTGACGGCAAAGCCCAGCGCGGCAATTACGGCCAGCACGAAGAGCCAACCCGGAGCCAGGCGGAACGGCAACCCCTCGGTGGGCTCTCGAACCACCTCAAATTCGGCGTCGATGATCTCGCGCTCATCCATCGCCCACCCCTACCACACTCCGACGCCTCTAGCGACATGGAGACGCCATGACCATTGACTGGGCAGCAGTGATGGCTGTGCTCGCTCTTTTGGGTGCAGCCGCATCTTATGGCGTGCTGCGCCAGCGGGTGAGCGAGCTGAGGGAGCGGGCCGACAAGCAGGAAAACAACGCGGCCGACCGGCTGAAAGAACAGGCTTCCCAGTTCGAGCGGGTGTGGAAAGCCCTTGAGGGGCTGAACCACACCAACCAGGCCGTGACGGCGTTGCAGGGGAGCATCGAGACGCTGACCGCGCAGATGAACGCCGGCCATACGCTCATGCTCTCCAAGCTGGATGCGTCGGACAAGCTCACCGCGGCGAAGCTGGACACGCTGGCGACCTCGATGGGCAAAGCGGTGAAGGGGTAAGCGAGAGATGTGGCGCTATCAGCAGTCGACCGGCGATCTCTACCATCTCGGGTCCTACGAGGGGAAAGGCTACTCGGGTCATGGGGAGGGAGTGAACAACCACGCCCTCGAAGCTGACCAGGGTATTGGTCCGATCCCGTGCGGGATGTGGCGGATTGGGCATTCACGCACCAGCCACAACACCGGGCCAATAACCATGGACCTAACACCGGTTGGTCACGACGCCAATGGCCGGTCCTTGTTCAGAATCCACGGCGATAATTCAGCAATGAACGAGACAGCCAGTCGGGGTTGTATTATACTAGGGCGGTCGATTAGGCAAGTGATTGCGATGAGCAACGACCACGACTTGCAGGTCTACCCATGAAGCCCGCGACGAATATTCTACATGGCCAGCCGGTCAGAGACCATGTCGAAGAGACCGCCTTCAAGGTGAAGGTGCTCAAGGCTGTGAGTGAAGCCTGGGAGACCGGAGCCATGCTGATCGTGGACGTAGGCAAGCGGGACGTTCACCCGGCCGAGACTGAAACCCGCTGAAAGGAACCAAACCATGGACGACACCAAGAACCCGCTGGCCTCCCTCGGCGTCTGGGGCGCTGTGTTTGCGATTGCGCTGCAACTTGCTCCGGTCCTCGGCAAGCAGTTGTTCAACCTGGAACCCACGGACAGCACGGCCGTCCTGGACCAGATCGGAACCGTGATCGCAGGCGTTGTGGCGCTGTATGGGCGGCTGAAGGCTACTCACGTGCTGAAGTTCTGATGACCGCCTGGCTGATCGTCGGCGCTGTCGTCCTGGCGGCCGGCTTCATCGCCTGGATCGTATTTCGCGCTGAATCCACCGGAGCCGACCTCCAAGCCGCCAAAACCACGGAGACCGTCAATGCAGACGTTGCGAAGGCCATTGCTGCTGGGCGTGCTAGCTCTGCTGAGCCTGACAGCCAGTTGCGAGCACCTGACTCCGACTCCCGTGACTAGCGCCTGCACAGCGTTCCCGAGGATTTCGTTCGACCGGCTGAACGATACGCTCGATACGATCCGGCAGGTGAAGGCTTACGACGCCGGCCGAGATGCAATCTGCGGGAAGGGCAAATGAGCGAGGAACTCGTTCGGCGCGTTCTGGCGGAAATGCCTCCCGAACCGGCGAGCCCGGCTTGCGATGGCTGCGGCCGTCCGCTTGGAGATTTCAGCGCCTTCGTAACCTATTCGGCGTTCGGTCGCGTCCTCAAGCAACACCTCTGCGAAGAGTGCATCGCCGCCGATCCCCCCGCAGATCGTGCCTGCCTTCCATGACCCTCAGCTTCTTCGGAACGGTGAAGCTGATATTCGGGCTTATCGTGCTTGTGGTGCTGGTAGCGGTTTCGCGTGATCCGCTAGATTGTATCTAGGGCTGGAGGTCGGGCGCTACTCCGACTTTGAGCCCTTGGACCGCGAGGCGGATGGTCAGGCTCAAGGCTTCCGCGACGCCCGCGTGTCCAGCTTTCCACGCCGCTCCAGCCTCCTCATCATATCCCAAACCCCAGGAAACTCATAGCGTCTTCAGGCGGAATAGCGTATAGGTGAGGGTAGCTGGAGCGGCGTGGATGGACACGCATTGATGTGGAAGTCGGACGGGCTGCTCCGTGCCGAAAGGCCGAGTCCCCCTCCTAGCCCTGGACGCTAGGACCGTGATCCGAAGCCGGTATCGAACCTGGCCTCCAGCGCGTGCATCTGCCCCGTATAGGCAGACGGGTTTTCCAGCACTCCCGAGATAGGTGTTGGTGGCACCCCACGGTGAGCCCTCCGGTCACAAGCCGGGGGGCTTTTCCGTTTCCAGCGCCCTCACAATCCACCGATCATCCGGCCAGTAGCGCAACCAATACCCAGCAAGCCAATCTCCATTCCAAGCCCTCAAGCATGGAATACAGGACCCGAGGATAGGGGTCTTGCAACGGGGGCAGGGGTGGGCGAGGGCGCTCATGGGCTCTCGATGAACCGGACCATGTCGTCGTCTGGCTTGAACCACTCGCCGCGGATACGACAGTCAGCCCACCGTCGATGGAATAGGCGCTCAAGGAAGAAGCCGGAAGTGTCCGGGACGACCTTTCTTAGCCGCAACGCGCTCGAGCTGCCGGTTTGGAGCTTTTGAAGCCTCTCCTCCACATTCATTGCGGAGCCGATCTTGATCAACCCGCTATCAACCGCCTCCACGAAATAGACATGCGTGGGGCGCAGCTCGCCTCGAGATATTCGTTCACTCATGGAAGCTGCCAGCCGGCGCCCGGATTGCGTTTTGTGGCCATCACAGGCGAACCTGTAGGACTCTTCGAACTCAGGCGTTCCGGGCTGGCCGAGAACGCGCATGCGCGACAGGCGGTGATAGAAGTAGTCGCCCCCATCCGGTCGCTTGATCCTCTGGACGTGGCGGTAGGAGGTCATCGAAGGTTTTACAGCCACGAAAAGTCCTCTAACGATTTCAAAGGGCCGGAGATCGGGCGTTTTGGACGCATCTCTTTGAGTCCGCTCAAGTCTATTCCGGTTTACACCCAGGAGGTCGGGGGTTCGAGCCCCTCGCCGCCCACCACGTTGTTTTATAACACGAAACGACCATTTCCGCGAGCGCCTTCAGGGGCTCGGTTTTACAGCCGTTTTACACTTTCCCGTTCCGGCCGCGTTCCAGGTCCATGCGCCGGATACGATCCAGGAGGATTTCGTCACGCTTCACGTAGGCGTTGACGAGCCGTTCGACCTGTTCCTCACCCCATGTCATAATCTCGGCAATTTCCCGGATGGAGAAGCCGGCGCGATAGAACATGGTCGCGGCGGTTCCCCTCAAATCGTGGAAGTGCAGGGGGATGCGCTCGCGGGCCAGCTTGTCTGGCGTCGACGGCTCGGCGCGCACAGCCTTGTTCCAGGAAGCGCCGAAGCCAGTCCCCCATGGCGTCCCCGCTTCGGTCGTCAGGACCGTCGTGGCGCGCTTGGGGATGCTGTCCAGCAACTCGCGCAGCTCGGCGTAGATCGGAATGAGCGTCGTCTTCCGGTGGCGGCTCTTGCCCGTGCTGATCTCGATCGCCAGCGGGCGGACATGCGACCACGACAGCCGCAGCAGATCGCCGCGGCGCAGGCCCGTGAGCGCAGCCAGGCGAGCCGCTCGGTAAACTTCCGGTGAGGCTCGCCGTTCAAGCTCGGCGAAATGCTCCGGCTCCCAAATCTTCGCGGCTCGGTTGGCCTTGTAGAGCCGGGGGATGTGCTTGCACGGCTCGCCGCTCAGAAGCCCCTCGGCTCGCCCGTAGGTCAGCAGCCGGGAGAACGCCTCCAGGGCCACGTCGGCGCTCCTGGGCGCGCTGGCGTAGCCGTCTCGCCAACGCCTAATGGCCGGGACCGCTTTGGGCTGGTCGAAGGCGCGAAGGGGCAGGGCGCCGAACTTTTCCTGGATCCGATCCAGCCAGCGCACCCATTCCTTGCGGGTCTTGTCAGAGAGCCCCTTGTAGGCCGCCGAAGCCTTGTAGGCGGCGATGAGCCCTGAGAGCTTGGACTTGTCGCCCTGGACGCGCCCAGCGCGCGCGGCGGCCACTTCCTGTAGAAACTCTTCCGTGTCGGGCTTGGCCTTGAGCCTCGGACCGCCGCGCCAGGCGTAATGGTAGGTCCGCCCCTTGCTGACGACGGTGTGGACGCCCCTAATCCGCATCGAACCCTTCCCACAGGTCTTCCTCGCCCGTGGGGGTGGAAGGGTCTACAGTGGCGGGCACGGCGTCAACGGGGAGGATCACAAGCTCGCCGGTCTTCTTGTCGATGCGGATGGCTGTCGGCACGCCAGACCGCTTGCTGGCGCGGAAGATGCGCTCGAGGTCGGCTTGCTTGAATGCCACCTTACCCATGCCGGATCACCGATTATACCGCGCGAGTTCGTTGGCGCGCTGTTCCAGCCAACCGCGGAAATCATTGGTGATCCCCGCTCCGCGCCATGCGAGCCATGTCAGGCTGTAGCGCTTGGCATCCACGCCGAGATGCTGTCCCTTCATCCCACGATGAAGCAGCGGGGCGCTGATCCGATCATAGACGATATCCGCGGCGATCGAGAGCCCCAGGCCTAGCAGCCGCAGGAAGCCCTCCGCATTAGACTGGGCGACGAAGGTCATGCGGGGCGTGTAGTCCCGTGACCAGCTCGGCGGTCCCTGCCTGCGCCAGGCGTTCTTCAAGACGAAGCGCCAGTCTGTCACCTTAGCCACGCTGGTCCCCTGGGCGCCCGGCCCGAACTGTGAGTTTCAGACGTGGCTTGGCCTGGCGCTCTCGGGCGCGCCGAATGCAGTCGGGATCGGCCAGGATATCGGCGCACACTCGCCACGTGGCCGCTGCTGCGAGTGAAACCAGGACAAGGCCGACGACGCAGATCAGCTCGGTAAGCATCACTCTCCGTCCCCTGGGGGAGGGGGTTGGTTCATCCGGTGTTCTGCATCAGTATCGAGAGTGGACGATGCAAGTGCATCGCCATCCCCGATAAGGCTACCGATCTCTCTCAAGCTGTGTCTGTGTCGTTCGAACACGGCAGCGCTCGTCGCCGCGACAGCCTCCCAAAAACCGGGCGCCTTAGTTTCAGCGACGCATTCAGCGCAAATAGCGCAGCCGCCAGTATATGGCCCCATATCTTTGGCGCAGCCGCCACATAACAGCCTTCGTGTTGGCGATGCGAAGCTATCGTCCACGGCCATTCCCTCCGCTACAGCGATATGCACTATACATTACTTTCATGACGAAGAACCGTAGGAACTAGAGTCTTCCATCTACTCCCCCCGAGCCGGAATGGCGGAATGCAACGTCGCAACGATCAATCGACAGTCGCCACAGACAAGATCGGCGGCAGTTCCATCTAGATGATCGACCACCATCGACTTTACTTCGAAGCACCCTGGACACCAAATGTGCTTGTGCTCCACTCCTCCTTGGGGAAGGAGCGCGAGAGCTTCTTTGAGTGCGGCGCGCAACGCGAAAACCAGACGCGCTTCGCCCCGAGGATTATCTGGGTCCCATTGGTCCTCAGCCGCGCAAAACGCTTCGCAAGCGGAACCGACGGAGTCGTCAATCCAGTTTTTCACGATCTCGTCTGACCACTCAGCCGGCATTGAGCTTCCCCCGAAGCGCCCGTGAATATGCAGCTTCCATCGCGATTTCGGCGTTGTGCTGATTTTGGCAGATGCGATCCCACACCAAGACGCTGTTGCGCTTGATAATGGCCTGCCAGCGACCGTCTGGCAGTTGCACGACATCAGCGCCGAGAATGCCCCGCTTAGACATCTCTGGCCTCCAGGGCTTTGCGGGCGAGGACGAACACGTTCGACAATGGGTCGTCATCGAGTGCGCCCTCGGTGAAATCCTTGATCTCCCGCAGAGCCCCCACCACCTCCCCGAGTCGAGACTGGATGCGGGAGATTGCTTCGCGCGCAGCCGAAATCTTCTCGCCGGGGTAAGTTGCGGCACTGAGCGCCTCCCTCACCGCCTCGAACTCCGCGTCGAGTAAAGGGGCGGGGATCATTTTCCCGGCGTCGGCAACATGATCGGCTCGCGCTACTTCCTCAGGATGCACAAGGGACGGGGAGGCTGGCCACATATGCTCGCGCGGCTCGTATTGGCCATCAGTCAACCAACGGGGTTTCCCGACAAGCCATGCCGCCGCATCTTCGCGAGTGGTGAAGCGCATCGCCTCGTTCGGGTCATTGGTTGCAATCTTCTCGGCTCGGCGTCGAACCGGCAGGTCGCGCGCATGCTCCGCTAGGAACCTGTCAACATCGAAGCTCTTGTGGATGTAAAGAGGCGTGCCGGGGCCATCCATCCACACGTCCTCGATCAGCCAAGCCGTCTCGTTTGAAAGCGGTTGCGTGGGCTCCGTCGCCTGATGACTTCCAAGGGACGGCACGACACTACCACTACCTTCCTCCGTCCCTCCCGGTGCTGGTTGGAGGAGGGCGAGAGCTTCCTTCAGCCGGTTTTCTGACCAAGGAGTCATAGGCTCGCTGAGTGCGCTTTCGATCATAATCTTGGCGATGTCCGTATCTGCGCCTGATGGGCGCGTCATCGCTTGAGGTGTTGGCTGAAGATTAACGTCAACGTGCTCAGTTGCCGTTGCCTGTTGCCAACCTTCGTAGGCGATCAGCGTCTCGGCATCCCGCTTCCGCGCGAACCGCAGCGCTTTCTGAGCGTCGCGCGTCCAGTTCTCCTGCCAGAGCCGAGGATCGATGGCTTGCCGCTCAGTCCAACTGGAGTGCGGAGCCGCCGCGTACCACTCGCCGCCGCGCTCGATCAGCCAATACCCAGCCTCTCGGTCCAGGCGGGCGGTGAGGGCGAGAACACAGCGGTCAACCAGTCGCGCAACCGTTGCGGGACGACAGTTGTAATCGTCGGGTGTGAGCGCGCGGAGATCGGCGATCAGGTCTTCGGTTGTCATGGGCGGTCCTTCGAAAGGCTGACACGTCGTTTGTGAATGTTGATGTCGTTAGCCGCCATCCGGTCAGCAATGGCGTTGGCAAGCGCGCGACCCTCAGTCCAATCAGGGTCATCCTTGCATGGGCGCGGCCAATGATTTGGCCGGCCACAATGCTGGCAAAGATCAAGCGGACGCAGCATCGTCCCCTCCCACGTCGTGGTGAAGCTGGGCGAGGGCGCGCTCATCGGCCATCGTCGGACACCTTCGGAGGGGTCAGCCTCTCCTTGGCTTGTTCCCAGTCGGTTATGGGAGGAGTCATGTATTGCTTCCCGCCGCTTCGCGTTGCTTCGCTAGACTTCATCGACAACAGTGGTGGACGCGGAGCCTCAATAGCTCCGCGCCATCCCCGACTAGCTGGTGAGTTCCTTCACCGCCCACATGACGGCTTCTTCCAGAGCGGTGATGCCGAGCGAGCGGTAGCGGCCGGGCTTCACCGTCTGAAACAGGTTCAGCAGTTCTGTCGCCTTGGACTTGATGTCGTCGTGCAGCGTCTTCTCGTTGTCGGTGAGCGCTCTATAGGTCGGCCGAAATGGATTCTGCGACGGATTGGGGCTCGCGGACTGGCGGCCATCGGTCGCGCCTTCGTAAACGTTGGTCATGGGATGTCTCCTAGGCATGGCCCGCGGGTTGCAGGCGCGCCTCTATTCGGGCAAGAATGTCTTTAAGCATTGTACGCACGTCTAGTTTATCAGCGTTGCTGATGTAGTTGAAGCGCCCTTCCTCACCAAAGTTGAATGTGGTAAGAAAGAATCCGATCTTCTTCTCGGACGCGGGGCAATCAATCCCGTTGAACACCTCATCCAGCGTCTTGGCGAGCGCGTTCATCAGGTCGTGCAGAGCCGGGTCAATCGGCCCGTGATCGGCGCTCTGCGGGTGCGCGCGGCGGCGTTTTGCTTTGCCCATTATCTGAACGTGTTCCTTGATTGGAGGGGCCGTTTCGAGGGCTCTCGCGGCTGTGTAAGCCGGCTCTGCCTTTTGGCTTTCGCTATGCGCGCGATGTCAGCCCGAGTTTTCGTTCGGTGGCAGGCGACGCACCTCAGCTCGCGGTTCCCGACCGTCTCCGGGCCGCCCAGGGCCAGTGGGACGCGATGGTCTAACTCCATCTCGGAAAGCATGAACTTGCCGCCACAGGCCACGCAGCGCCCTTGCTGAGCCACGAAGGCGTCCAGCTTCTGCCGTGGCGTGAAGCGCCGCTCTGTCCCCTCTCCCGGAGTCCCGACGACTTTTGGATTGGCGGCTCGGTCTTCAGCCTCGAAGCGCTTTAGCTCCCGAAGCTCGGCCTCCAACGCTCTACGGCGGATATGGGTGGGGGAGGTCATGGGGTCATCCCGCCGCTGCGCTGCACCTCACCTTGTTCCGCGGTGGACGCGGAAGACGCGCCATCCCCGAAGATGCGATGACTACTCAGATCGAGCGCCGTCTTTAGTCGCCTGAGGGCCAGTTCTCGATGTTCTGACTTTCCAGTCATGAGCGCGTCGTTCGCGATGCGGAGCGCTTGCACCAAATGAGGCCAACGCGTGCG